AAAAAGACAAGCTGGAACAAAAGGAACAAAAGGAAGCACTGCCCTCGAAAGAGGAAGGATTGAATATTCTTAGTGCATTGTCTGTGGCTTTTATTGCTCCACTAGCTCTGAAATATGGGCCTGATGGTGCTGTTAAGTTATGGAAGTATGTATCTGCTGGTATTGCTTCAATTAAAGCTGTCTTTATGGGATATGATGCTTACAGTGCGTGGTTTGGTCGTGAACAAATTATGCCTCGCGCTGTCCGTGAAGCTATTGAGGAGGATCTTGCTATGGCTGAAAGAGTTGTAGCAGATAGAATGCCTCGTGCAGGAATTGGCTTTAATCCTCGAGAAGAGGATGAAAAGAAAGAAGCAAATGCTGATCCATGGGCTGGTTTACATCGCCTTTGGGCTCAGCAGGAAGCCATTCTGCATTTGAATAGTCTTAAACAAAGCATGGATTCACATCCCATTGTCACCTTTAGTGCCATATTCGTAATGATTGTATCAATATCATCGTTGCGTTTGTGGTACATGAGAGATGAGAAACCAAAGAAAGCTGTGTGTTTGTTTTTCGCAAAAGGAAATTGTAAGAATGGAGTCTCGTGTCCCTTCTTGCATGAAAAGAGTAATTTACCCTTACATGCCCCGGCAGTATTAATTCCTGATGTGAAACCTTTGGAAGAGATTCCTCTTGGAAAAACAGAACGAAATATTATTTCTCAATATTTAGGTATTGAAGTTTCTGAGTCTAAGAAGGAAATTGCCAAGACTATGTTCCTGACCAAGGAGCAAGTGGAAGCCATGATAGTAAAAGCTATGGTTCCAAAGGACTTTCTTTATACTCAAGAACAATTTGATCGCATGACAGATGATCAAAAAAATCATTTTGTCAATGAATATTATCACTGTGTTCAACATGGTGATTCATGTTCAACCCCAGGATTCACTGGAATTTGCTTTGGATGCAAAAGGCAGTGTCCTGTTGGGGATGTGAAATTATTGTTAAATTGTCGTCAATGGAAGGAAGACTTCGAAGCATCTCACAAGAAAGTGAGTCAAGTGGAGCTTCCTGAAGTGAAGACGATAATTGCTGGCGCAGTTTTGAATACTGGGCGTCAGGAGAAAGTGCAAGTGCGTGGTGAGCGTCGTGCTGGAGAAAAGGCTCAAGGTGCTGAAAGGTACAAAAACCTTTATCTGGATTATGACAAGAACTGGGCAATTCCAAATGATTCTCAGCAAGCCAAATTTCTTTGGTTTGCTTTGCGTGAGAAAATGATTGGTCTCGGTCAAGATATCCCTCGTGGTGTTGAGTGGCGCGGCAAAGTCATCGATCGGATGACTAAAGCTGGCGTGCTCGGCATTGATGATGAAGGATATTATATGATTGATGAATCTCCGGGTCAAATTGCTGAAAGGCTAATGCTCGAAGATTTCTCACAAGCTGATAAAGCTGCTGAGAGACAATCACGTTTTGTCGATGATCAAGGATATCTTGTGATGTCTGAAGTTGGCAAATTGCGCAAAAAGTATGCTGGTCGTGCACAGGGACGTGATTACGTTGGTGCTTATGAAGACGATCGTGCTAGAGAAGAAGATGGAGAAGCTCAGATGCGCAGGCTGATCAAGCAAGAGCTTCGTCAGGCCGGAGTTGACCAAAATTTACGAGGCGGTCCATCCTCGGAGATCACTGAAGCTCAAATGGAAGCACGGTTGGCAGCACTTGGTGCTGCTCCTGTTCTGTTAAGGCAAAAGCCTGAGCTGGTCGAGGATGTTAAGATGATTACTGAGCAGGAAGCTGCCTTCAAAATTGTGAAGAGCAAAACTGCTCAAAAGGCTGAGAAAGCCACACTGAAAGCTGCCGCAAAAGAGCAAGCAAAATCGTTTAAGTGTATTGTACATACTACTAATAGCGATCATAATTCAGTGGATTGTCCTAAATTCCGTAGTCGTGATTGTCAGAAGTGGGCAAAATCTGGTAGATGTGATTTTGGTGATCAGTGTTTTTTCAAACATGACACAAAGAATTTGCCAAGAGATTTACCTACTCCCATCATTGCAACACGGAATGATTTGCCAATTGTGGAGATGCAAAAAGAGTTAGCTGCAAAGAATGCCATGAACAATGAGCAGCGGTTGGCTAGATTGTATCTACACCAAGACAATCTCAGAAAAGAAATCGCCAGAATTGAAAAAGGCGAAAGTTCTGCTGAGAAGAAAGTGCAGTTTCAAGCTGCAGTCCAGGAAATTCCTGAAGCATTAAATAGAGGTCCACGTTTTGAGGTGGATCGTGCTCGGAAATTCGTTGGAGTTTTGTCTTGGGCTTACAATGGTGAAGGCAAATTTGCAAACTGGGGTCATGTTTGGGGTGGTATTTGTACTGCTGAACATGCGCTAACTACAAAGAGTGGCGAAAAAATCCCGGATGCTGTTGCTGTCCAATGTAAGATTTGGCGTCCAGATGGTTTAAATTGGAAGAGAATTTCTTTTGTTTTGACTGCTGGACAATTTCGTAAGTATTGGTATGATAGTAGTGCAGCTACTATGCCTAAGATTCCCACCGATACAGTGAACTTATATGTTAATGTGGTTCCTGGACCAGGAGTGGTTGTCTCTGGTGTAAAAGAAACCGATATTGTGCATGTGGTGGCCTATGATTCAGATGAAAAATTTGAGAAAGGGCTTATTGCTAGTGCAAGTGCACCGGTGCAGAAAATTGAACGCAGTGATGAAGTCACAAAAATGTTATATGATCTGTCAACAGATTATGGCAACAGTGGCGCAATTGTGTTTAATGTGCATCACCATGCTGTCGGGTTGCACAACTTTCGTCGACCTGGGGTGAACGGTGGTATTGTATTCGATGATCGTATGAAGAATGCATTTAACCCCGGTCATTTAAACAAATAACCCCGCTGCCGGAGTTTCAGCCGTGGGAAGATTGGTATAATAGTTACTTTGAGTATGGACCAATATTCACAGCTGACACTGTGGCGGGGCAGGTTGACAAATCCATTGATTTCAAAGTATTTCTGGAAACAGAAGACACTCTTGATTATCTTGGTAGAGCAAGGAAGTTTAGTGGTTACAGAGTGCAGGAAAATCTTAATCACTCATTTGCAGCTTTCATGGCGGATAAAGGGCTGAATTGCGATGGATATCGTATGACTCGACCAGTTCGTGAAACTGGTTTGAGATCTATTGCGAAATATAATCGTAAACAGCCTGAATTTGACATGGAGGCTTTCATTTTGAGTGGTGAGTGGACAAAGAAGCACTTTGGCCCCTATATGCGAGGATCATGGATGCTGGATTGGGATGATGTGATACCATTAGCGGATCGCACCACCTCAGCTGGTTTTCCTCATTCTAAGCTGTTCCCTAACAAGGGGGCTTTCATTGACTCTGGAATTCGAGAAATGCTGGATGGTTTTTGGGATGATTTGGCGAGTGATGATCGCAAGATGAGACCAATTTTTACGTGTTCTCAAAAAAAGAGAACTGCGGGAAGTGGAAAAACTTGCTCAAGGCAAGATTCGTACCTTTACTGCAGCGCCGACTGAACATTCATTAGCACTCAATCGATTTTGTTTCGAAATGAACTATCGATTTTATGAATCAAACAACAAGACTTGGAGTTTTGTTGGAGCGTCTAAATATTTGTTAGGTTGGGACACATTGTACCGTCGTTTGGATCGATTCAAAAAAGCTTTTGAATGTGATGAAAGTGATTACGACGCCAGTTTGAGTGTCATGCTCCTTGAAGGACAACGTGATATTCGCTGGGATTTTCTTGATAGGAAATATCGTACATATGAAAACCGAAAGCGTTTTTGGAACCTTTATGATGATATCATACATAGTGTGATTGTTTTGGAAAATGGTGAGTTGATTCGTAAGCACACTGGAAATCCCAGTGGGTGTGCGAATACCATCGTTGATAACACTATGATATTGTTTCGTTTGCTAGCATACGCATGGATCATTCGATGCCGTGAAATAGGGCGTCAAGCTGAGTATAACGACTTTATGGCCAATGTCGAGGGAGCACTTAATGGTGATGACAACACTTTTACAGTTTCTGATGAAGCTGCAGAGTGGTATAATCCTGTAGAGCTCGCTCGTATATGGGGCGGTATTGGTATCAAAACAAAAGTTCCGTCAGAGGCTGCGTGGAAACCTCGGAAATTGGAGGAGTGTCAGTTTTTGTCTCAGTCGTTTGTTCGACATGGTGATTACTGGCTTCCCTCCCCAGACTCTGATCGTATTTATGCATCTTTGAAGTGGGGTAGTGGTGAAGGTGATATTCGATGGCATTTTTTAAGAGCTTGTGCTCTGCGAAATGACTCCTGGGCAAACATCCCAGTGAGAAATACCATAGAAGATTACCTAAACTATCTTATTCGCTATCACGCGAATGAATTGGTGGGAACTATTAATGATATTCCCATGCAGCAAATTTTTAACCTGTATAAGAGCAATGATGAATTATTTGCGCTCTATCATGGTCTTGAAGCTGCAGGAGCAGGGTGAAGGCTTAAATGCGCGCAGCCAATTTAAAAAGCTATGAGTACTGTATCATTTACGCATCAATTCTTGTTTGCGTATGACCCAGTCACATCGTCTTTTATGCTCCCCAAAACCCCCATCTCAAAAGATGTATTTATTTCAATGCAAAAGGTGTGCACTTTCCATCAAGTGTTGTTTACAGTGACCGTTCCCAACGGTATGCTTTTACTTCCTGTGGATGTGTACGACCTAAACATGCAGAATCTTCGAGAGAAGATGGTATCAACAATGCGTTGGTTTCCCATGAAACTCTTGGAAGAATATCCTGATGTTTTTGAAACAATGCAGTGGGTCGCTTGCATGATTCACACAGGTGATCGAGATAAACCATCTCCTTGCACCAATGATGTGTGTGTCTCAATTGTAAGGGCTGCACTCGCTCTTGTGAAAGATTGGCAGAGGAGAGATACTGAAGCCTTGAAGTGTCAAACACTCAATGGTTCCAAAGGCTCTTATACCAATACTGATGATTTGGCTGATCTTAGTGATTTCACGCCTCATTTTCGTCTTCATGGTAATTATGTTGGACCAGGTCATACTGGTGCCATCAAACTTGGGGACAAAAACTGGAATGCAAAACCAGTTGATGCGTTGGATGAAGCTGCACGTGATCATGATTGGCACTACCATAAGCACCCTAAAAACAAGGGTGAGGCAGATGCAATTTTGAGTGATCGTGCTTTCAAAGCTATTCCAAAAATGAAAACACTTGGTGGTAAATTAAAGGCTTGGGGAGTTGGTGTAGGAATGTTTGCGATGTCCAAACTTGGTCGCCGTAATGGTGAAAAGTTATCGTATCCAAAACCACCCCAGAGGCTTGGTGCTGTCCGGAAGACAGACCAATTTCACAATGAGAAATTGAGTGGCAATGCTGGTAGCCACACCAATACTGATGACCTGAAAGGCTTTAAAGCCAGTCATCGGCAAAAAATACCGGAAAAGAAACATAACCCTAAGCAGAATGCTGGTAAAGGCTCTGAAGGGATTGTTTCTGGGTTAATGCCTACACAATTGCAAAATACATATGCAATTAAACCATATTATAAGACTGTTGCCGCTCCTATGGGAAAACGAAGAGTTAAAGCTCTTTTCTCGGTTGGTGCAATTGGTGGCAATGGTGCTGTTGGCAGCAGTACTTATATAAATGGTGGCGTTATTCTCTCTTTGTTGCTGGCTAAGGAGTTGTTTGCTGGTCAGATGATGTTTCAAGATTTTCAGAATTTTGAGAGATACATAATTAAATCAGCACGATTCCATTTTCTTCCAAGTGTAAGCAGTGTTACTGCCGGCACTTTGTGGTTTATGCCAGATCCAGATGCCTTGGATGCATTGCCTGTGGGCTCAACGGTTACACCCTCAGTTCTTAATGGTCATAAATTTGCCCAAAAGCACACATTGTGGGCTGGGCAGGCTACTGGTCCTATGGCTTTTAATCGAACAAAATTGTTCACCGATGCTGAATTAGTATCGTTTTCAAGCCTAGCACAAAGTTCAGGGAATATCAATAGTGCTGCTAATGCTGGGGAAACTCGGTTTTTTGCAGCTGGAGTATTTAACGTACTCAATGGTGATAATATCTCTACAGGAATAACCACCTCTCTTGGTGAGTTGTTTTTGGAGTTTGATATTGAGTTTAGTGAACCACAAAACTCAGATATTGGTTATTTAGTTCTTCAAGCTAAAGCGGGATCGTTGGTTAGTCCTTTGCTTACTATAGCAAGTGCGACACCATTTGATCCGGTTGTTAACATGATTAAGGGGACTTTTACCAATGCTTCTACAGCCACCGAATACGCATACAATCCAAACTATTATTATCCCGTCACTGGAGCAACATCATATTATTTGCTTCCAGTCGGCACTTATCTCTTTTATTATAATTGGAACATTAGCAACCAGACCACTAATACAGTTAGTAGTACCAACATACAAGTTAATGGTGCAGTTTATTCTTCTACGAATGTCACCTTGTATGATGTAGGCTCTAATACTGGTTTTGGTCCTGAGTTTACAACTCTCACAAATACGACAAACGCGGCAGCCACTGCTGGTGCTGTTACAGTTTGTATTGTGAGAATAACTCAGATAACTGGTCAAACAGGCAATAAGGCAAAAATTCAAATTCAGCCTTCTCTTACTGGTGCTAGTAGTTTCAATGTGTATCAGATTCATCATATGGTGTTAAGGTTGCCAGAGTTTGCAGCTTCACCAATCTGTATGTATTTTCCTGTTGGAAACCAAAATGTTTCCCAGGATTTAGCATTGACAGATGGAATGGATTCAGATGATGAAGATGAGGAAAAGAAAGTCCTCAATTCTGACGTCAATAAAGAGTTGACAAGGAAGTTGAAAAGCCGTTATAAGTTGACAATGACGAATGGGATGAATAATCCTCCCATTGTCACTATTGATGGCCTTACGTATGATGATCTTCAGTATTATGAGATTAAATATCGTAGGCGATTTCCTGAGTTGAATTGGTCGTCAGAAACTGAATCGAAGGAGAGAATCATCAAGGTTAATGTGCTTTCAAGAGATCGTTGGCCAAAATCCGACGCGTTGAAGTATCATGAGAACAGTTCTTCTACAAGTGCGGCTTCAAATGCTGTGCAGTGGAAGCTTGATGATGATGACGTGAAACTTCGGACTGAAGTTGCTGCTGAGCGTAAGGTCGTTGAGCCTGATTCGCCGGAGCTTGTTGAACATCCGCTGACGCGGTCAATTCACGTTGATCCGTCTCTTGCCGCTAAATTTTTGTCAGCTTTGACAAAAAAGTAGGAGGTTCGGTGGTTGGCATTTGATGCGTACCATCGTATGGAAACACATCAGAAAATCGAAATATTGCTAGAGTTTAACTTTGCATGCAAGTGCTGGTATGATCGGCAATCACAGTTGGGGCTGTGGTTGTTTTGGACTCTCCAGAGTGTGAGCTAGCAGTAGTGGAACCTTCTTGGGAAGTTGGGACCTTTATTCTTAAAAATAAAAATGTGTGTTTGTCATGGATCTTTTTGTTGTATCCAAACAGGCCTAGTTTAAAACGTGAGTCTAGGTTGGTTTCCATTCTAAAGATAGGTACCTTTTTTACCTGTTTGGTGTTTTGTGTCGCAGTTTTGCAACCTGATAGCATTTGTTGAGGCTTTTGCTATAGTGTGAGAAGTAAAATGAGGAGACATT